CCTGCTCGCGATCTTCGTCATCAAGCGCATCTGATGAGCCGCGAGTCGGTCTGGTTCGTCACCCCGGCATGGGGTCGCTTCGACCTGACCGACGTCTGCCTCGAGCAGCGCCGGGACGTGATTGCGAGACTCGCAACCGAGGGCATCGAGGGCAACTGCGTCGTCGTGGCGGATGACGAGAACCTCGACATCGCCCGGGATCACGGCTTCGACATCCTCGAGCGGAACAACGACTGGCTCGGCCGCCGGTTCAACGACGGCATCGAGTACGCCGCCCATCACGGCGCAACCCGGATCGTGCCCATCGGCTCGGACTCGTGGATCGACCCCGGCTACTTCCTGCCGCTGCCGAACACGGCGCACACCCTCACGAGCCCGCTGTACTGCCACGTCACCGCGGACACCCTCCTGGAGTCGTCGGTCGATGACGACAAGGGCGCAGGGCCATACGTCTTCCACAAGTCGCAGCTCCGGTTCAGCCGGTTCCGTCCCGCAAAGGACGAGATCAGCCGGGGCGTGGACGGCTCGACGATCCGCGGCATCCGCTACCGCCTCCGGTGGGTTCGCAGGGAGCTTCACCCGTTCCAGTACGTCGGCTTCCGCGTTCCGCCGTACCTCACGGGCTACGAGGCGCTGCGCGATGCGTGGGGCGTCCGAGAGCATCCGAACCCGTGGAGCATCCTCGCCGAGCACTATCCGGTCGGACTCGTGGAGCGTGCGCGGGACATCCTGACGGCGCAGGAAGTGGCGGCGTGAATGCCGTCATCGTCTCGTATGGCCAGGACACGAACGGGCAGAACGCACGATACGTCGAAGCCGCCCGGAAGCACGGCGACGAAGCCATGAAGGCCATCGCCATCGGCGCCACGGATCCTGCGGGAGTCGTCGGACGGTTCGCCGAGGCCGGCATCAAGATGGGCACGCTGTCGCTTCGTAGCGCCGCTCGGGTCGTGCCGTACTTCGACTTCCCGGCAGACATCATCTGGGACGCCCATACCGAGCCGCTGATCCGCCAGCTCGTCAGCGAGGCCGATGTCGTCCACCTGAACAACTCGTACAAGGCCGTGAGCCAGTTCCGCGTGAAGAAGCCGATGCTGCTCCACCATCACGGCTCGCTGTTCCGAAGCGATCCTGCGTTCATGCTCGCACTCGCTCGGCGATACCGGATGGCGCAGGCCGTGAGCACGATCGACCTGACGCGACCGGCGCCCGATGTCCTGCATTGGCTGCCATCGGCATATGACATCGACGCCCTCCAGGCACTTCGCGAGGAGCACAAGCGCAAGCCCGATGGGCGGATCCGCATCGTCCACTCGCCGACGAACCGGAGCCTGAAGCACACCGACCTCTTGATCACGACCGTGCTCGAGCTCGCCGAGACGCTGCCCATCGACCTCGTCCTCGTCGAGGGCAAGACGAACGCCGAGACGCTCATCGAGAAGGCGCAGGCCGACATCGTCTACGACCAACTGATGTACGGCTACGGCTGCAACTCCATCGAGGCGTGGGGCATGGGCATCCCCGTCATCAGCGGTGGCGATGCGTGGACGCTGAACCGCATGGACGAGATGTGGGGCGCCCTCCCGTTCGCCGAGGCCGAGGAGTCCACCCTGAAGGACGTGATCCGCGGACTCGTCACGTCAGCCGACATGCGCCAGGAGTACGCCGAGCGCGGCCTTGCCCATGTCCGCAAGCACCACGACGAGCGGCCGGCGCTCGATAGGCTGCTCGAGCTCTACGACCTCGCCATCAAGACGTACTACCGAACCCGCAACGTCGAGCCCGTCCGCTTCCGCAACAACGGCAAGAGCGTGACATGGGACAAGGTGGTCATCCCCTCAGGGACGGAGATCGAGGTGAGCGACCCCGAGGCCATCAGCCATCTGCGTGGACTCGTGAAGCGCAGCGCCTTCGACGTCGAGGAGGTGACGGCCTGATGGAGGACCGTCGCTACCACACCGTCCGATGGCGCCGCAGTCGAGAGGCCGCACTGGCACGAGACAAGTGGACGTGTCGCATCGTCGAGGGCTGCCCACGCAAGGCGACGGTAGCGGACCACATCATGCCGGTGTACCCAGGGATGCCAGACCACGAGTTCTTCGCGATGAGCAACCTCAGGGCAGGGTGCCACACCCACAACACCCGGAGAGGCATGGCAGAGCGGCTGGAGCGAGAGATGCGTGAGGGAGTGCAGCCATTGGCACCACTCGTCGCGTTCGCGAGTCGTTCCCGTTTTTTAGGGGCACGCACCCATATGACTGGCCCGCTCCCGAAATCTCTCCCCCTAAGCAGAACACCCACTGTTTTTAGAGGAACCCGTGGCGGATATGGCGCTGACCGCGGCTAGCCGCCGGAAGCCGCTGGAAGGCCGGGAACACCCCCGGCTCGCTCCACCGACCCCTGCACGCAGCGATGTGGCCGACTTCGTGAAGGTGGCCGAGGAGCTCGGCATCGGCCTGTTCCCGTGGCAGAAGACGGCAGCCCGCTACCTCACGGCCAAGGGCCAGGGCAACCGTTGGCTCTACCGACACGTCGCGATCGTGGTCGCGAGGCAGAACGGGAAGACGAAGCTGCTCGTTCCGCTCATCGTCCAGCGGCTGCGGATGGGCCAGCGGATCATGCACACCGCGCAGGACCGGAACCTCCCGCGGGAGATCTATTCCGAGGTCGCCGACATCATGGCCGCGTCTCCCGGTGAGCTGGCGGTGAAGAACGGGCGGATCGTCATGCCCCGGTTCGCCAACGGGCAGGAGGAGATCCGCATGAAGAACGGCGGCATCTACTCCATCGTGGCCCCGACCAGAGGCGGTGCCCGTGGTCCATCCCGAGACTTGGTCATCGTGGACGAGCTTCGCGAGATGACGGACAACGACTTCATCGCTGCGGCCAACCCGACGCTTCAGGCATCGCAGTCGCCGCAGATCGTCTACCTCTCCAACGCGGGAGATGACACCTCGCTGGTCCTGAACTCCATCAAGGCATCGCAGGACGAGGACCCGACGCTCGCGTACCTCGAGTGGAGCGCCGGCCCCGACCACGCCGCCGATGACATGGCGGGATGGTGCGAGGCGAACCCGTCCATCGGCCACCTTCCGGGGCTCGTGGAGAACCTCGGCCTCGACTACCAGACCCTCAAGGCCCGCGGAGCTCTGCCGATCTTCGAGACGGAGAACCTGTGCCGGTGGGTCACCACCGTCAGGGATCGACTGGTCGACGACAACGCATGGATGGCCTGCGCCGGTCCGGTCGGGACTCCGGTTCGTCCGTCACTCGCGGTATCCCTTGATCCTGACGGCAAGCGAGCCGCCATCGCGATCGCGTGGATGGTCGGCCGCAAGGTCGCCCTCCAGGTCGTCGAGAACGTCACGGGGGATCCGGTGAACACCGACGTCCTCGGGGAGACGCTGAAGCTCCTCGCGCTGAAGCACAACGCCAAGGTCGGGTACGAGCTCGAGGACTCGCAGCTCATGAAGTACGTCAAGAAGGACAAGGGCGTTGCGTTCGGTGGCGGCAAGGCCAAAGCCGCATCAGCCGAGTTCGCCCGCCTCGTCTCTGCGGGCGATCTGGTGTGGGCGAACTGCGATCCCGTCACCGATGACCTGACGTGGACGGCCCGCAAGCAGGACCATGACGGGACCTACGAGGCCGTCCGGGCGAAGGACGATCACCCGATCCCGGCTTCTCTGGCCGCGATCCGTGCTGTATATATGGCATCACTGCCACAGACTGAGGGAAGGCTGGTGGTCCGGTGAGCCTCTGGGATGACGTCGCGATGAAGCTGGCGCTGCGTCCCCGACTCCGAGGATCGGACCTCCCCGACCTCCCGCAGGCCCGGGCGATCGACTCCTTCACCGACTATCCCGGCCTGACCGAGCAGCTCCTCCGCATCCAGGGACTGTCTCCGCGCCCGTGGAAGGCCGCCGGCCTCCGCGATGCACTGGGAGTCCCCGCCATCGCGGGCGCGACGACGCTGATCGCCAAGACGATCGGCTCGATGACGATGCGGGCGCTGAAGAACGAGGTCGAGATCCCGCCCGAGGACCGGCCGAGGCTCATCATCCGGCCCGACCCGTTCCGAACGGCCAACCTGTTCTACTTCCAGACGGGCTGGAACATCGCCACCCGTGGCGAGGCGTGGTGGTGGGTCGCCAAACGGGATGCCGACGGCAACGCGATCAGCATCATCAACGTCGACCCGGCGCAGGTCATGGTCGCGGAGAACACGCAGAACCTCCTCCGACCGACGATCACTTGGCGGAACGTCGAGATGCGGAACGAGGACATGGTCCACATCCCGTACATCCTCGACGCATCGAGCCTTCGCGGGATCGGACCCTTGCAGCTCTGCCAGGCCGCGATCTCCGTCACGGTGGAAGCCCAAGAGTGGGCGGCGAACTTCTACGCCGATGGCGGCGTGACGATGGCGCCCGTCATCCACTCCGCGGAGATCCTCGGCGACGATCCCTCCGACCCCGATGCGGAGACGGAGGCCGAACGCTTCGCCGATGCGTGGAGCGCCAAGGGCAACAACCGGCCCCGGGTCGTGGATCCACGGGTCGAGTCCATCGACTTCCCGACGTTCAACTCGTCGGGAGCGCAGATGCTCGACGCGAGGATGTACCAGAACGGCGAGGCCGCGAGGATGTTCAACATCCCGGGCACCCTCCTCGAGTACGCGATGTCGGGCAGCAGCCTGACGTACCAGAACCTTAGTACCGTCTACGAGGACTTCCTCCGTCGGTGCCTGCGGCCGAACTACCTCGCCCCCATCGAAGCCGCCATGAGCGACCTCATCCCGCGAGCGCTGGTGGCGCGGTTCGACACCGACAACCTGACCCTCGCCGACACGAAGACGCGGTACGAGGCCTACCAGATCGGGATCACGACCGGCATCCTCACCGTCGAGCAGGCGCAGGCGTTCGAGGGCATCCAGCCCGGTGACACCGACAACGCCCCGGTGCCGTTCTCACCGCCGCAGGCCATCCCCGACGCCCTGCCCATCCAGGGCCGCTCCGCCGAGATCCGCTGCCTGAAGTGCAACCGGCTCCTCGCGGAGGTCGCATCGGCCCCGTATCGGTTCACCTGCCCAAAGTGCAAGACGGTGAACGAGATGGCCGGCGAGCAGATGCGTGTCGAACGCGATGCCGAGCCGCCGATGATCATCGCCCCGACCATCAACGTCCCGCCCGCCAACGTCACCGTCACGATGCCCGACATCGGTGACGCCATCGACCGCATCGGGACCATCGCGGCGGCGCTGAATGAGAATGCCATCTCCGCTCGGGCGCAGATCGACAGGATGGCACCCAGTCCCGACCTGTCGGATCTGCCCGAGCGGATTGCTGCCGCGATGCCCCGACCGGAGCCGGCTCCTGCGTCCGAGGTTCACTTCCACGAGGGAGCCTTCCCGCGTGCCGAGGTGACGGTACCGACGCCGGAGTTCTCGTACCAGCCGCCGGACATCCACATCCCTGCGACCGAGGTCACCGTCCAGCCGACTCCCGTGACCATCGACATGGGTCCGGTGATGGCGATGGTCACCGAGCTCCAGGCACGCGTCGAGCAGATGAACGCCCCGAAGCAGCGCAAGGTCCAGCGCGACAAGGACGGACGGATCATCGGGATCACCGAGTGGACGGAGAAGACGGCATGACGGTCATGATCGAGACGGTCCGCCACTGGTACTGCCCGAACTGCCTGCTCGAGGACACCACCACGGATCCTCGTCCGCACTCGCGGTTTCACACCTGTCCGAAGATGGGCAACCTGACGGCCCCGATGCTCCCTGCGGGGACGAAGGCCAAGGTGACCGCCCACGAGCGCGACGACTACGTCGGCAACGACATCGTCCGCCTGAATGATGACGGTCGCCCCGTCATGTCCATCACGACCGAGCGGGAGGATGGGCAGGACGTCGTCGTCTTCGCCCCGACTGCCACGGCATCAGCGAAAGAGATGTGAGGTAAGTCATGGCGTGGAGCAACAGCAAGATCTTCAGCGCGTGCCTGACGGACGCACTGAACAAGGCCAAGGGCTGGAACCTCGGTGCAGACACGATCGAGGCCGCCCTCTTCGACAACACGATCACCCCGTCGCAGACGGTCGCATCGGCCTCGAGCGCCTACGGTGCTGGCGTGTGGGCCTCGGGTGGCGTGACTGACACGGGGACGTCCGCCCCTGCGGGCTGGCCCGCGCTCGGGCGTCCGCTCGGCTCGCTGGCGTCGGGCTTCAGCAGCAACGTCTACACCTTCGACGCCGCCGACACCGTGTCCGCGAACAGCGCGACGACCCTGACGAACGCCTACGGGACGCTCGTGTACGACCACACGACCACCTCGCCGGCGGGCGTGACGGACCAGGGCATCTGCTTCAACTACTTCGGCGGTGCCAACTCCGTCACGCTGGGGACGTTCACGATCGTGTGGAATGCCTCTGGCATCTTCGCGCTGACGCTGTAGATTGCTGACACGAGGGGGCCCTCGGTTGGTCCCTCGGGCTCCCTCGTTCCCCTTCTAGGTCGTGACGACCTACTACGTCGACTTCGTCAACGGGTCCGACGCCAACAACGGCCTCGGTCCCGACGCTTCGGCTGTCTCGAACAAGCCGTGGAAGACGATCACGAAGCTCCTCGGAGCGGCGGGGATGGCGTCGGGAGACACCGCCTACCTCTCGCCGGCTGGCCCGTTCCGCGAGACAGTGACCGTCGCGATGACCTCGGCTGTCGCGGAGACGAAGGTTCTCGGTGATCCGGCCAATGCCCAAGGGTTCAAGACGTCGGGTGGTGTGTCCGTCACTCCGGGTGAGGTCCAGCTCACCGGCTACACGACGAATGACACGACGGCGCCATCCGCTGCGGTGCTCCTGAGCCTGAGCGCCCGCGACTTCCTGACGTTCCAATACATCACATTCATCGACGGGACGGGTCAGATCGTCCAGGGCGGTACCGACGCAACGAACATCACGTTCAAAGACTGCGCGTTCATGGGCGCAGCGGGCGCGTCGAACGGGTTGACTGGGACGGCGTCATTCGGGACTGCCCTCAACTGGACGATCCAACGATGCCGGATCGTCATGCTGGGAACAGGCGCCACGTTCTCCTTCACGGCGACCACCGCTGGTGCCGGCGCGGACTTCGACATGAACGTCCAGATCAGCGATTGCCTCGTCATCGGAGTGGGCAATGCAGTCACGGTCGGCGCCAGTGGGTCCAGCTCAAGCAAGGGCAATGGCGTCCACGTCAAGAACTCGACCCTCTATACGGGAAGTACCTGCTTCAGTTCCAACTCGGCCAACCTCAGCAACACCGTTGCGAACCTCGTCTACAACAACCTGATCGTCACAGGTAGTGCCCTCACCGCAAGCGCGACCGGCGGTCTGATCACCGAGGATTACAACCAGATCATTGCGACCACCGCACGGACCAACGTCTCGACAGGAACGCATTCAATCGCCAATGCGGCCCATGCGGCCTTGTTCCACTTCGGCCAGGAGCTGTTCTGGGGCGGCAACCTCCGACCATTCGGGATGCCCACTGCTGGTTCACCGCTCCTCGGCTTCGGTGGAAACAGTCCGACCGCGACGGACATCCTGAACAACGCACGGCCGTCAGGTGGCGCGTCTGCTTCGACGGCCATCGGAGCCTATGAGCGGGCCAACACCTTCGGCCGCGAGATGTCCACCGTTCGGACGGGCTCGAATGCCATCAGCATCACGGGACCAGGACTGTCGGACTTCGACATCCCGGTCGATGCCATCTCGACGACCTGTACGGTCTACGTCCAGTGGGACGCGACCTACGCCGGGACGAAGCCCAAGATGCAGGTGATCAAGGGCACGGAGGCTGGTGTCGCTGATGCCACTGCCACGGCAACCGGCTCCTCGGGCTCATGGGAGCAACTGTCACTGAACTTCACGCCCACGGCGAAGGGGATCGTGACGATCCGCTTCCTGTCCTCCGACACCAACGGCGGCGGGAAGATGTTCGTCGATGACTTCGATGTGACCTAATGGCAGTCGCGCTGGTCGGCACGATCGGCACTGCCGTCCAGAGCACATCCGGCGGGAACGCCAGCCCCGGTTGGGGCGCGAGCGAGAACCGGACCTACGGCAATCTCCTCGTCCTGTTCAGCTCCGTCACCGGCACTGCCACACTGCCGAGCACGCCCGCCGGCTGGACCATCGCGAAACAGGTCGCAGGCACCTCCTGCTCCGCAACCGTCTACACCCGGATCGCCACCGGGACGGACTCTGCACCGGTCATCACGGGCGTTACCTCTGGGCTGATCGCCGCCCAGCTCGCGGAGTACAGCGGCGTCGGGACGCTCCCGGTTCCGAACCAGTCCGGCTCCGCGACGGCGACCTCGAGCCCTGTCACCGCCACGGCCGGTGGAGCGGACGGGTCGAGCAGTTCCCTGCTCCTCGCTGCGGGAGGCGACTTCCGCTCCGTCGCACGAGCCCCCAACGACACATGGACCAGCAACCACGTCACCACCGTGACGGCGGCCGGCAACAACAACGGCGTCTCGTCGGTCAACCACTACTCGTTCGGCTACGGGACCACCAACAGCAACAGCGGTGCGGACACCGCGATCATGACCCTGTCCGTCACGACGAGCATCACCGGGCTCGCAGTGGCGATGGCGACCTTCCTCCAGGGCGACACTGGGCCGAGCGAGGTATCGACGGGAACCGGCGCCGCCTATCAGGCGGTCGCGAATGTCCAGCCGAATGCCGACGTCGGAACTGGCACCGGTGCCGCTTATGACGTCCCGATCAGATGCGCGCCTGCTGGTCTCGCGAGCGGCACCGGCACTGCCTCTGACGCCATCGTCCCGAACCCCAACCCGAACTTCTTCAACATCTTCCGTCGGGGTGAGCCCTATCAGTTCCTCCGAAGCACGGCCAAGCAATGGGGCTTCGACTACTACCGCCGCGCGGAACCCCTTCTTGATCTCGATACCCAACTGCCATCGAGTTCCACGTCCACCAATGCATCTGCCGGACTCGCCTCAGGCACGGGCACTGCGTACTCGGCAACTGCCTCGATCGCGGGATCATCGGGCGCATCGTCAGGGACTGGGTCGGCTGGCAGCGCCATCATCAACCTGCAGCCGAACGCGGGCTCAGGGTCAGGTACAGGCTCCGCGGGCGGTCCTGGTGGGACCGTCTCGGCGACAATCGGTGCCGCTCTGGGAACCGGTTCGGCCGGGACGGCTGCGTCGAACGTCCAGCCCAACGCCGATGTCGCCAATGGGACAGGGACGGCCTACGACGCAACAGGAGCCGTTGCCAAGGCCGTCAGTCCAACGGCTGCTACCGGCACAGGGACGGCATCGGATGCCACGACCAATATCGCGGGGTCGATCAACGTCGCCAGCGGCACCGGCACCTCGAACGGCGCCGCCGGTTCCGTCGCGACGAACTCGGGCTCAGGCTCCGCGACAGGATCGGCCGGCGGTCCCGCTCCCTCGGAGTCCGTCAGCGCAGGAGGAGGCACCGGAACAGGGTCTGCCTTCGACGCCACGGGGACTCAGTCGGTCAACGCCAACCCCACTGCAGCAACCGGCACCGGAACGGCATACACCCCGACTACGATCATCGAGGACGACACCGTCGAGATCGCCCAGGGGACCGGCGCAGCAGGAACCCCGAGCATCAGCATCGCCGTCAACGGCGGCGAGGGAACCGGCACCGGAACCGCATACGACGCCACCGGAGCGGTCTCGCAGTCGGCTTCTGCTGGCGCTGCAACCGGAACCGGGGCAGCGTCGGATGCCATCCCGTCCATCGCCACGGCTCCGACTGTCTCGTCAGGGACCGGCTCTGCGGGTGGCATTGCAGGATCCGTCGCCACCTCCAGCGGCACGGGCTCCGCGACTGGCACCGCCGGCGGGCCTGCTCCGTCCGAGTCGGTCAACGTCGATGTCGCATCCGGCACTGGTTCGGGCTTCGACGCCATCATCACGACGAGCTCGGATGCCCATGCGGCAGCAGGCACGGCAACAGGAACAGGCACGGCCTCCGGTCCGCGGATCGACATCCTCGGGTCGGTCACCTCGGCAGACGGCACTGGTTCTGCGGGAACGGCCGGTGCCGACGTCCAGTCCGGTGCCGGCGGTGCCACGGGTTCGGGTTCTGCCTCTGGTTCCTCGCCGTCGCTCGAGGTGCTCATCGGGGGAGCCTTCGGCACCGGCTTGGCGTACAACGCCACCGCCCAGGCATCGGAGCCCGGTCATGCCATCGCGCAGCTCGCCTCGGGGACGGGACACGCATACAACGCCACCGTCCATGCCGTCTCCAAGGAAGAGCGCCACGGTGGCAAGAACATCAAGATCACGCGGCACAAGTTCGTCGATGCCGGGATCGCCATCGGCCGTGGGACCGCATATGACCCCGACCCGACGTGGAACGACGACGAGTTCGTCCTCGCCCTGCTCCTCGATGCTGCGTAAGCGTTGACATCCGACACCGCGATGCTCCACTATCGCGGCAACTGAAGAACCCACGAGCCGTACGCCAGTCGTCAGCCTCGTCCAGTCGGCCTCCACCCCTGCGGAAACGTCCGCCAGCAGCAGGGCTAGTGGAGGCTTTCCCTTATGCGGCTCTACGGATACCGACGAACAGACGGGCGCACCCTCTCCGCGGTTCGCCGCCCCACTCGTCCGGTTGACCCTTCCACGCTGAAGAAGCCCGAGCTGGTGAAGCTCGCCGAGTCCAAGGGCATCGACTCCTCCGGCACGAAGGACGAGATCCTCGAGCGCCTGTCATGACGGACGAGACGAGGTTCGTGTCCTACACGGAGAACATGAGCAACTCCGTGACGGTCAATCTTGACCGTCACGGAGAAGCCCGAGCCACCAAGACGGAGGACGGGGTTGCCTATCCTGCGTCGGACTACTGCTACGTTCCCGATGCCGCTGCTCCCTCGACGTGGAAGCTCCGCGTCACGGACCACGGCCAGGACGACACCGCGCTCGTCTCGGCTGCTGCCGCTGCCCTCTCAACGGGTGGCTTTCGCGGTAACCCCGTCCAGCTCCCCGCTGCTGACCGGTCGGCCGTGGTTGCCTGCGTCCGGCGGGCGTGGAAGTCGGCCTACCCCGACCGCATGGACATGCCGGTAGGGATCCGGTCGGAGGACGACGTGGAGGAAGCCCGCTCGCTGATGTTCGAGGCGTCGGACATCGAGGTCCGTGACGCCATGAAGCGCGAGGTCGATGTCCGCCTGCTGCCGTGGGGCAAGCAGATCGACACGAAGATGGGACCGGAGGAGTTCCGCAAGGGCGCCTTCGACGGCACCGATCCCTCGACCGTCTACCTGTTCGGAGCCGAGCACGAGATGCGGTTCGGCCTCGGCCAGGACGGCTCTCCCAAGCCGGTCCGGGTTCCCGTGGGGCGAGCCATCGCCCTCGGGGAGGATGAGATCGGCCCCAAGGCCACCTTCCGCGTTGCCCGAACCAGTGGCGGTGATGAAGCCCTCGCGCTGATGGCCGACAAGATCATCAGCGGCGTGTCCGTCGAGTTCAGCGAAGTCCCCGGCGGGACCCTCATCGAGAACCGGAACGGCCGCCGGGTCCGTGTCCACACCCGCGCCCGCCTCATGGGCGCAACACCAACCCACCGTCCCGCCTATGGCGACCAGGCGACGGTGCTTGCAGTGCGGTCGCTCGAGGAGGTTGCCCCGATGGGCGAAGGTACCGAGATCGCCCCGGTTGCGGGGCCAGTGGAGGACACGGCAGTCCGTGTCCTCGCGGCCATCGAGGCCGTCGAGACCCGCGCCAAGGCGCAGGACGCCGTCAACCAGAAGTTCCTCGAGCGGATGGACCGCTTCGAGGAGAACGCCCGCGCCTCGTTCGAGGTGCCGAACCCGTCACCGGAGCCCGACAAGCCCCGCATCCACAAGGGCGAGTGGATCCAGATCGTCACCCGCATCCTGACGGGCGAGCGCATCCCGGACCAGCAGCTCCGATCGCTCGAGGACGTCATCACGACCGACAACGCGGGCGTCGTCCCGCCGGCGTTCCTGACGGAGCTGATCGGCGTCATCGACAACTCGCGTCCGTTCATGCAGACGACCCGCCGACTGCCGACCCCCGCCTCGGGGATGAAGCTGACGGTCCCGGTCATCACGCAGCGTCCGGAAGTCGGCATCCAGGCCCACGAGAAGGACGACATCGCCTCTCGGGCCACGAAGATCACGGCCGAGGACTTCAACGCCGTGACCATCGCGGGTGGCGGCGACCTGAGCCTCCAGATCATCAAGCGGTCCAGCCCGGACTTCCTGAGCCTGTGGGTGGAGCTCCTGGCCGAGGCGTACGCCATCGAGGCCGAGGACGTCAGCGTCCTCGCGCTGCTCGACAGCATCGGCGGCGTCGGTGCGGCGAGCGCCCTGAACCCCAACAACCTCGCGCTCGGGGATGCGTTCGTCACGAGCTTCGACGCCATCCGGCGTCCCCCGGACACGATCTGGCTCTCGACCAAGGCGGTCGGCGAGTTCATCGACGCCAAGGCGACCACCACCAACCAGCCCCTGTACCCCGGCCTCGCTGCCTCCGCAACGGCGGCCGGTGGGATCACGGGCGTCATCAGCGGCCTGCGCCCGGTCCATGTCCCGGCGCTCGACGCGCATGGCGCCTACGCGATCGTCGGACCCTCGTCCGGGTTCGCGTGGGCCGAGGACGGGACGTACACCCTCCAGGTGGACGTCCCGTCCAAGGCCGGTCGCGATGTCGCGCTGGTCGGCATCCTTTGGCCGGCCCCGTGGTATCCGGCAGCCTTCACCGCGTATAACGTCGCCTCGTAAGTCGATGGCGAAGAAGGCGCTTCCCGCCTCCCTCAAGAAGTTCCAGTTCAAAAAGGGTGGAGGGCGGGTCGGCTCGAAGTCGGCCCCCAAGGGCAAAGGGAAGTAGATGGCTGACTGGCCGGATGCAGCCGAGCTGAAGCAGGTCCTGAACATCGACACCGATGATTGGGACGTGACAGTCGACCGCGTTCGGTCAGCCGCCATCGCCAAGGTCAAGCGTGACGTCGGGCTCTGGGACGAACTCGTCGATGAGCCCGACGACATGCTTGCCCAAGCAGCACTTCGGATGGCCGAGATGATCAGCGAGCGTCCGGGGATCCCGGTCACACTGCTCGACCATGACCCGGCGTACCGGGCCAACCTCACCGGACACCGTCGCTCGTTCGGCATCGGATGAGCAGCACGACGGTCCTCATCAACACCGACGTCGATGGGAACTTCACCTACCAGCGGCCGTTCTTCGGCCTCATCAACGCCGTCATGCTCGACCTCGGGGACATGGACTTCGCATCCCTCGACGTCCTCGTCGAAGATGCGGTGCAGGACGTGACCCTCCACGAGTTCGGTGAGCTCGACGCGGATGCGTTCTGGCAGCCGGGAGGCCCGGTTGCCTGCTACGGCCAGCTCCGCGTGACGGTGGTGAACGGCGGCAACACCAAGCACGGCAGCCTGAGGTTGATGACGACGACATGAGCGACAAGACGCGCGCAGCCATCAAGGCCCGCCAGGACCGCAAGGCCGGCATCGTCGAGAAGGTGGAGCGCAAGAAGCCCGAGCCCAAGAAGGACGACGAGTGAGCCTGACGGGCAAGCAGCAGCTGAACGCGCGACTGCGGGCGATCAAGCAGTCGTTCAAGCCCATCGGCAAGGCATGGGCTGACGGGGACGTGCGCCAGAACCGCGCCGACGTCCCCGTGCGGACTGGCCGGCTGAAGGCATCGTTCCGGGTCCGCAATGCCACGCAGCGCAAGGCGACGGTGTACGGCCACTTCACGGCCAACTTCGTCGATGCCGGGACGAAGGAGCACGCCGAGACGGCCCACAAGCGAGCCATGAAGTTCGCGGTCGGCGGACAGACGATGTTCTCGCCACGGGTCATGCACCGGGGCTCCAAGGCGCAGCGGTTCAAGCGGCGGGCAGCCGAGCGAGCGCTGGAGCAGAACCCGATGGCGATCGAAGTCATCAAGCAGTGGAACAACGCGGCATGACGATGACGCGGATCCCGTTCGAGACGATGATGCGGGCCGCCTGTGTCCAGATGCTGCGTGACTACGCACAGGATGCCGTCAACAAGATGAGCGTCTACGAGGGACGCCCCCTGACGATCTCCCCGCCCCACGCGTGGGCCGAGCGGATGCGCGAGACGATCGGCGACGGCTCCTTCGGTCCGTTCCGGCAGCGCCAGGTGGAGATCGACCTCCGCATCGTGTGGGGGCTGTTCGACTCCAAGGAAGCCGTCCTCCAGCGGGACGTGTTCATCGACCAGTTCATCGACTGGACGTGGGACCGCCCGCACGAAGCCTTCGGGACCACGGTGCTCGAGCCCCGCCGCGTCGAGGATGACCCGAACTTCCAGCCGGACTGGGGCCCCGAGCAGCAGCGCAACGCCACCTACTTCTCGTCGATCCTCACCATCGGAGGGTTCGCCGGCGGCTACTGACAACTGAATAGCAGGGTTCATGACCAGCGCCGGTCGGTAGGCGTATCACACGAGAGGAGAACCCGATGCCAGTCCAGGGCTTCGTCCGCGCACGAAAGCACCAGTTCGGACGCCAGTCCGTCATGGGGACCAAGGTCGCGGCAGCCCGCGCCTATCCGATGTCAGGCGTCCCCGCCGTCAACCTGAACAAGACCGACCCGGACGTCGACACCGGGTCCATCGTCAAGACGGTTGCCCCGTATCTCGGCCCGTCGGACATCACGGCTCCCCTGACGATGCCGGCCCTCGACTACGACTCCATCCCGCTCCTGATGTGCGCCCTGTTCGGCGGCCAGGAGTCTCCGGTCACGACCGCCAGCACGGGTCGGACGTGGACCCACAAGCCGTCTCCCGTCGATCCCCTCGATCTCCCCGACGTGTTCACCTACGAGTTCGGCGACGACGTCGTGACGGACTGGTTCCAGCTCGGCGACGGCATCCTCGAGTCCCTGACGATCACCGGCCCCGACGGGCTAGGCGTCTGCTCCGTCTCCTCGACGTGGCGGTTCGCCTCGGGCTCCTCGACGGGTTCGACCGACTTCCCGGTCACGGGTTCCGTCCCGACGCCCGACCTGTTCGTGGACACGTCCCCGACCTACGTCTACATGAAGGACATGGGGCTCTTCATCTCCGACCTCGTCGGGACGGTGGACAGCAACCAGATCTCGAACGCGCTCCACAACTTCACCCTGACGATCACGCGCACCGTGGACCAGAAGCGGTTCGCCAACGCCTCGCAGTCCTTCGATATCAACGAGTACGGCGTGGCGGGGTACGAGGTCGTCCTGGCCCTGACTCTCGCGAAGACCGACGACACGGTCGGGACCGGCTCCGAGGCCGATGCGTGGTACTCCGAGGATGCGGTGGCGCGGTTCATCCGCCTGAAGTTCACCGCAATCCCGTTCGTCGGCGGCTCGACGCCGTTCTCGTGGCAGATCTCGATGCCGGCTTGGTACTACACCCGCGACGACGGTGAGTCGGGCGGCAACACCACCGTCACCCTGACGGCCAACGCCTACTACCTCCCGTCCTACGCCGGGTTCTTCGAGTCGGTCGTCGTCAACCAGCTCCGTGAGTCGCAGCTCGGCGAGAACGTCTCCTGATGGACATCAAGTGCGTCTGCCCCCCGAAGCCGTCGGGGGAGACACGACACGACCACGACACCGTCACCCTGAAGGACCGGATGGACTTCCGGTCCAGCATCGCCATTCGCAACGCCCTCGCCCTCGAGGCCGGTGAAGGTGGTGAGATTGACATGGCAGACATCCTCGCCATCCTCACGGAGCGGTTCATCCGCTACGGGATCCAGTCCTGGTCGCTCGTCGATGAGCGCAACCAGCCTGTCCCGGTGTCGCAGGATGCGATCACGAGGCTGATCCTGTCGGACATCGACCTCGCCACCGACATCGGCGACGAGGCCGACGAGAAGTACCGCGAGGCGGTGATGCTCCCTTTGTTGGTAAGGGGCTCAAGGTCATTGCCCTCTTCGCCGACGACAACATCGACATCAGCCGAGAAGACCGAGTCAAGTGGCCCGACGGGTTCCAAGTCAAGCTCCCCGACGAAGCCCCGGAGGCGATCGAAGCAATCCTCGACTACTGCTTCCCCGATGGCCGGCACCGAGACGACTTCGCTCTCGCTCGTTGGCGACTCCAGCTTGTCGCCGAGCTCGGAGTCGGCCGCCTAGTCCGTCGCCAGCAAAGCGAGGAAGACGCGAACGTGGCACAGCTCAGGAAGGCGGTGCGGTAGATGGCTGTCGCGGAGACGGCTCGCCTCATCGCGTCCCTCGAGCTGAAGGACCTGTTCACGAAGTCGGTTGACAATGCAACCAAGAGCCTGAACAAGCTCGACAAGTCGATCGACTCCTCGCAGGGACGGGCATACAAGGCCGGCCAGCAGATCGGCGTGGGCATCAAGCGCGGGCTGCTTATCGCGGTCGGCGCGGCGACGGGCCTGACTGCGCTGTTCATCAAGATCGCCAAGGAGGGACAGAGCGCAGCCGACGTCCAGGCCATCTTCGCGAAGGCGATCCAGAACTCAGGCAAGGTCACAACCGACAACGTCGCTGCGCTGAAGGCTCAGGAGGACGCCCTCCTGAGCCTGTCCGGCGTCGATGACGAGCTGATCAAGACCGAACAGACCCGGCTGATCCAGATGGGCCTGACCGGTGCCCAAGTCCTGAAGCTGACGCCCGCCATCCTCGACTTCGCCAAGGCAACCGGAACCGACCTCCTCACCGCCACGAAGCTCGCCGGGAAGGCTGCGGAGGGCAATGTCACGGCCCTGAAGCGGTACGGCATCGAGATCGACAAGGCGAAGGCGAAGACGGATCCATTCGGCGCGACCCTCGATGCACTGAACAAGAAGTTCGGCGGAACGACCGCTGCTCTCTCCGGCTCCATCGACACGAAGCTGAACGTGTTCAAGGAGCGCCTCCAGAACATCCGCGAAGAGGCGGGCATCAAGCTCCTGCCCGCCCTGACCCGGATCATCGACACCGTGACGGCGAAGCTGCTGCCCGCGTTCCAGGAGTTCATCGACGCCATCCTGCCGGGAGTCATCAGCGGCCTGAACAAGTTCGCCGACGCCCTCCAGTCCGGTGACGCGACGAAGGGGCTCACCAGCGTCCTGAACACCATCAAGGTCGCCGCACCGATCATCCAGAAGTCGGCAGAGGCGACGTTCACGATCGTCAAGGCTGCGGTGGACCTCTTCACCAGCCTCCCGGAAGGCTTGCAGCAGCTCGCCGTCGGGGCGTTCGCGGTCAACAAGCTCACGGGCGGGCTCGTGACGAACGTCGGAGGCGGCATCGCCGACTTCATCGCGGGCAAGATCGGCCTGCTCCGCGGTCAGACACCGGCAACGCCGTTGTTCGTCTCGGACGTGACGGGCGGGATTGGCAAGGGCATTCCGGGCCTTGTCTCCGGCGGCGCCGGAGCGTTGCCTGCAGCGGCCGGTGTGGCCGGAGTCGGAGCGATCGTCACGGCTGCCCTGCCGTTCCTGCTGTTGGCGCTGCCGGAGATCATCAACCCCGGCTTCAAGATGACGCCCGGGTTCACCGGATCGGTCTCGCCGAAGGGCCAAGGCGGTCCATCCGGTCTCGTGGCAGCGGGCAATCACACGCCGGACGGGTCGGCTAGCAATCCGATCCACGTCACCGCTGGCGGGTTCGATCCGGGGCTGGCCCGTGACCCGAACATCTCAGCGGTCGGCGGCTTCGACAAGCGCCTGACGGTCGTGATCAAGGACGGCTTCACGAAGATGATCGACGCCCTCCGAAATGCGAAGGGTGCCAAGGCCATCGAAGCGGCCGTCAAGGAAGCCGTCCATCAGGTCATCGGACTGAAGAAGGGATCACTCGACGCGACCAAAGAGACGGTCGCGGGCCTCCGTGCCCTGCTGAAGAAGACGAGCGACCCGAAGCTGCGAGCCGACATCAAGACGGCGCTCGCGAAGGTGCAGGCGAAAATCCCCGGTCGCGAGTTCGCTCAGAAGCAGATCGCCATCGCCAACCACGCCCTCGCCGATGGGAAGCTCGACACGGCTGAGACGAAGCGCGTGAAGACGGCGATCCAGCAGCTCAAGGACCGGGGTCTGCCGCACGCGGCTGCGGTCATCCAGGCGAGCGTCGACAAGGCGAAGAATGCCGAGGTCTCCGCGTCCAATGAGACGACGTCAGCGATCAAGGCCAAGGACCTGTCCGTGACGGTGCAGAATGCCGTCCAGTTCTCGCTGCGGACGTTCGTCAACGGAACGAACACCTACAGCTCGTTCACGCGAACCGCCCGCAATACCAACGTCATTAGCTGATGACGCTGCTCGCCTATCTCGCGGGCGATGACCACGCCCACAACATCCGTCTGAACGACATCGGCCTCACGACGCACGCCGATGGTTCTGTGGGCTTCGGCGGGATCGTGTTCGACGACCCGGACGGGACGCTCCTCGTCCGAGGCTGGATGGAGGTGATGGTCGTCGAGGACGAGTGCATCGACGCGCCGATCCTGTTCCGGGGGTGGGTCGGCGACCGGCAGTACGTCCGCCAGGGTGGCCAGGGGCAGCCGTATCGTTCGGCGGTCGGTCGGTACATCGACACGAACCTCGTTGACCCGAACGACGCGCTGGTCATCCGCCTGTTCGTGAACCCCGATGCCAAGCGACCACCGGAGACGGACATCCGCCGCATCAACTGGTTGCTCGGAGCGGCGGATCCCGGGGGGCTCGACGGACTCGTCATCGACCTCGGCCTCGTCGATCGCTCGTCGCCTCGTCCGTTCCAGGATGCCGACTGGCGCGGCTCGTATGCGCGTGACGTGCTGGAGGACCTCGCGGCGCCGCTCGGGCGCATCTTCTTCGTCTACATCAACCAGCCCGACGGGACGTTCGGGCTGTTCTACGACTTCCCGACGAGCACCGTGAACACGTCGAGCCTGAGCATCAGCAACGATGCCGATGACACGTCGGATACCTGCTTCTACCCGTTCATGGACGGGAACCTCCATCGCGACCCGTCGAACATGATCAGCCTCGAGCGGTTCATCTACCGGAATGGCGTGGTGCTCGAGGGCGACACCGGTACGCAGACGGACTACTTCTCGGCTGCCGCGACGGGCGGCGCGGACCTCGGCAACCGCGGTGACAACGTCAGCAACGATCGCGTCGGGCTGGAGGACACCGCCCGGACGATGGCCGACGGGAACCTCAACAAGAACGGCATCGAGCGCGACACGCTCACGGTGTCGATCATCCTGCCCGCGGCTCAGGTCGGGTTCATCGACGTGGGCCAGCGGGTCGCGATCAAGCTGACGCACCTGGAGATGGAGGGATACGCCCCGGACTTCGTGTATGTCCGCGTCACGGCTCGGCAGATCCAGCAGTACGTCACGAACCAGAACTACGTCGTGACCCTCGAGCTGTCCAACGACGGGCTCCGGTCCTCGGGTGGTGGGGGCGGGACTCCGGTCGGTGACTTCCCGCATCCGCCGTCGAGCCCCGGCAGCATCATCCAGGGCGACTGGACGGCCGGCAACCCGATGATGCCGAACCCCATCCAGGACGGCGACACCCTCGTCATGGGCATCGAGACCCGCGGCACCGTCGTGTCGGGATTGGTTCCGGCGAGCTACAGCGTCAGCCCCGAGGGCATCCAGACGGTAACGCCGGACCAGATGGCGTTCATCATCAAGCCGTCTGCCTCCGGGGATACCCAGTCGTTCGTCGCGGGGATCGGGATCGACTCGGCCGGCGGCTGGTGGGAGCTCTCGCCGGGGATGACGGTCACCGACTCGTCATCGACGTCGGGATCCGCGACTGGTCTCCCGTCGGAGACGTTCAGCGCGGGCGCCGTGACGATGGCGCAGGGCGATATCGCGCTCATCATGTTCCTCGCGACTGACGGTGGAGTGTTCGACTCGGGCATCATCCTCGACTCGTGGGCATGGACCGCGGTCGCTCCGTCCGTCGAGGATGGACATGGGGCAGGTGGGTCCGGTCACCCGGGCTGGTACTTCGCCCACTACACCGCGACGGCAGCAGGGTCGTTCACGGCGCAGGCCACGTTCCTCGAGCCGATCAGCTCGGGTGCGTTCGACTGGGGCGCTCAGGTGATCGTCCTCCACTCCGACGCGGTGGCGAACCCGCCCATCCCCGGCTCGGAGGTTCCGTGGGAGACCGTCGTCATGACCACCGTGAACGGAGTCAGCGCCGGGACCACCGCCAACCCGTACGCCGACCGATCCCTCCAGGTGAAGGTGGACGGCAACATCATCTCGCCCGCCTCGTTCACCGAGGATGACGGGCTCTGCGGCGACTTCCACCTCTCATGGGAGATCGACGTCGGCGAGACCGTCCAAGTGAAGTACCAGGGCCGCTGATGGCTGCTCCTCCGATCATCGAGCGCCACCTCCCGCACTTCCATCGGCGGGCGCCCATCAAGGAGCTGGTGCGCGCGGCGACGACAGCGCCCATCACGATCGCCACCGCGCTGAACAACGGTGACACGCTCGACGGGGTGACGCTCGCCACCGACGACCGCGTGCTCGTCAAGGACCAGTCCACCGGTGCGGAGAACGGCATCTATGTCGTCGGCGCCTCCCCGGCCCGGGCATACGACGCCTCCACGGATGACCCGACCTTCGGCTACCTCGTGCTCGTGCTCCAGGGGACCGCCAACGCGGGGACGCTCTGGCAGAACACGAACACGAGTGCCCCGACGATCGGCTCGACGACCCTGACCTACTCGCAGTTCACCGGGGGCGCACCCTCGTTCGCGACTCCTGCCATCGTCCTCGGCTCATCGGCGGCGGCCGGCGCAGCCTCTACCGTGATCCGGTCCGACTCCACCATCGCGGCCTTCGATGCCACGAACCCGGTAACCCTGGCCTTCGGTGCGAGTGCCTCAGTCGGCTCTGCGGCGTTCGCAGCTCACCGTGATCACGGACACGCGATGCCGACGGCTGCCGTCACCACGAGCGGGCTGACGCAGGCCACAGGCAAGCTGCTCGGCCGCTCGTCGGCATCGACCGGGGCCATCGAGGAGATCACGGTCGGGGCCAACCTGACGCTCTCGGGTGGGACGCTCGACGCCACGACGGCGGGTTCAGCGACGATCACGACGGAGGACGAGGGCAGCACGCTCTCGACGACCGTGGACACGCTGAACTTCACCGGGGCCGGTGTCAGCGCCTCGGGTGGCAGCAACATCACCACGATCAACATCCCCGGCACGACCGGAGCAGGCGCCGTTCAGTATCCGGGGCTGAAGCCGGGATCGCCGACGTACGACTTCGATGGAACGTCCCTGCCAGGAGCGTTCGCGGCCTACTCGACGCAAGGCTCCTTCGTGACCGGCAACGCCATCACGCAGGGCGTCCACTGGATGGGCTCGTCCGTGGAGATGGAGTACAGCGCACAGATGGGCGGGCTGTACGTCACTCACGGCAACACCGACCTAGATTTCTCCGTCGGAGGGATGGGCGTCCACGGCAACCCGGGCTCGGCGATCATGATCGGCATCGCGGCCCTGAACTCGAGCGGGACCGGAGTCGGGATCACGGCCTACACCGATACGAACTGCTACTTCTGCTCCGTCGTGACGTACGGATACACCGCGAACTCCGACAACTGGGGAGGCTATGGCCTCGCCAATGGTGACTCGCAGGGCGACTACTGGATGCGCCTGACCCGCGTGTCGGGGACCTGGACCGGCTACGTCTCCCGGTCGGGTCGGGCATGGGACAAGACGTTCTCCACGCGGGCTGACTCCGTGACCGTGGACCGGCTCGTCTTCGGGATCCTGTTCCTCACCGCCACGGCCTACAACGTCCGGGTCTGGGCCGACTACTTCCACGTCGCCGTCTAGGAGAAGACATGGCTGCCGTCGTCAGCGCAACACCAGCTTCGCAGGCGGTGAACCAGTACATCGATGTCACCGGAACCGGCGGAAGCTCCGCGAAGAACCGGCTGAAGCTCGACGGGGTTGTCGTGTGGGGCGGCTGCACCGACACCACCTTCGAGACGACGATCCAGCTCGGGGCCGCCGCCGGAACCTCGACGATCGACTGGGAGCAGTACCTCGCTGGGACCTGGACGAGCGTTGACACCTTCTCCGAGACGGTGACGAGCTCGGGCGGCGGGACGGCCGCACAGTTCCCCGGCACCGGACCATCCACGGCTGCTGCTCTCACGGCGATGATGACGAACAACTCCATCCGCATCATCGAGATCGCAGCGGGCACCTACTCGCAGTTCCACGTCTACATCCGAAACACGCGAGGCAGCGCCAACTCCTTGACGGTGAGGCCGGCGCCAGGAGCAGCCGTCATCTTTGACGGCGCCAGCGTGGCCGGTGCGGACGGTGTCTTCTACTTCGGCGCCGACAACGGTGGCGCCGGCTACCCCGGCTCGGTCACGGACTACATCACGATCGATGCCGCGGGTACGGGCGGATCCTTCGCCTTCGCCAACTACCACATCGGCTCGACGGGCCTCGTCTACACCGGATGGTCGGACCACATCACGGTCAACGGGATCACGGTCACGGGCTTCGACGGGGTGATCAGCGGGGGTGGCTTCTATAACCAGTCGCACGCGGTCTATGTCAGCGAGGGCGGCAGTCCGGGTCACGCGACCACGAACCTGACGGCGAATGGCTGGAACGTGACCGGGGTATCTCGTCACGTCAACGGGCTCCAGACGTTCCATGAGCCTCAGGGCGCTACCCGGACCGCGCACACCTGGACCGTGACGCTGCTGAACCACTGGGCGCTCATCTACGGCAACAGCGGCAGCCTCGTGGACATCGACGGCTGGAACGGGACCAACTGCAACGCGACCATCGACTCACCATCGGGTCAGGCGATCAGCGGCACCGTCAAGAACTGCAACGGTCACGGCTCCTGCGGGACGCTGGCCCTCGGCTCGGGCCTCTGGACGAACACCAACCTCGCCAATGGTGGCGGCAACGTGGCGTAGCCTCTTGACATGCCGCTACGCACCGCGTAGTGTCACGGTATGAACAGCAGCGAGCAGGTCTGGAAGATCACCGCAGGGACCAAGGTCCGCACCGTCTACGGCGAGGACGCGGTCCTTGTCACGGACTGGTTCGACTGGGAAGCCTCCGTCACCGTCCGCACGAGCTACGGCGAGACGCAGCGGTTCCACCCGGCGAAGATCTACATCGACGGAGCGGCGCTGCCGTACAAGGCATGACCGAACAGACACCTCCAGCATGGAAGACCCTGCGCGAGATGGCGGGGCTGTCTCAGCGCGAAGTGGAGCGTCGATGCGGCTGGCCTACCTCGGGCCGACTGTCGGTCATCGAACGAGGATTGATCCCGACAGAAGTCGAGCGATCGACCCTCATGCGCGTCCTGCTGGATGCGCTGTCGGAGAAGGCGTCATGAACCACCCGCAGGGCAAATGCCCCGATCCCGTCCAGCTCGTCCGCCTCGTCGGCGATCCCTCTCGGACCGTCTACCGGGTGTGCGCCGAGTGCAAGCCCTCCTATGAGGCGCTCGGGATCCTCTTCGTCGCTGCCGATGCCCCCGAGTGGGTCCAGCGGGCAGCAGAGCATCGTCTCCCGGCGAAGGTGGCGGCATGATCCGCGACCTCCTCGACGGCATCAGCCCGATCCAGATGGTCGGCTACCTGTTGGCAGCCATCGCCATCGTTGGCATCGTCTGGATCGTCGCGGTCACCTATCTCGTGGCCTTCTCATGATGGCCCCCCGGCCCGCTCACGATCCCGGTCGTGGGCGGACCGAGGCGTCATTCGAGACACCCGTCGCGGCGGGTGACGCTTCACCGACCCGGACCGCGACACCCTCCGGGTCACTGACAGACGGGGGCGGCAGCGTTGGCGGAGAGGATCAACGCGACCGCTCCAGCGGTGACCGGCCGGGGAGCTGGAATGCCCGACTGGTTCGTCCGTTCGAATCGGACACGCAGCCGTCCCCGTCTGTGAGTACTCCGACCGCCAGTGGTGGCGACTATGTGCGCGAGGACCCCCCCTT